CATGGCTTGACTGCGGACTTCCTGCTCCCGTAGACTTCGCTCATGAGCCAAGCCTCCGACGTTGCCGCGCGGCGTGCCGACCGCGCAACCGCTTCGTTGTTGGAGGCTGTCGGCCCTGGGACTTTGGGTGTGGGAGACGTGCTTGGGCCCGCGAGTGCGAACGACAACCGCGTCGCGCGCTTCGATGGTGCGTCAGGCAAGCTCTTGCAAAACTCGGTCGCGGCGCTTGACGATTCTGGTAACGCCTCCGGATTCGTTAGCGTTGCGATTGGCGCGACGCCTGCGACAGTTGGAGCGGTACGGTTAACCAATAACCAATTCATCTTTGGGCGGTTTAGTTCTGTAGACTTACAGCTTATAGGCGTAGATACGGGAGCGAATGTAGTTATTGGAGCGAATGCTACCGATAACATCTACAACGCGTCTTCTGCGCATACCATCAAGATTAACAATGTTACGGTGTTTCAAGCTGTGACGAACACTCTTGGCGTATTTAATCATACGCCAGCTGCACAGACTGCTGACAGTGGGGCATTGACAGACAGTACCGGTGGTACGGTCGATGGGACACTCGTGGATGTAACTACTGCGACCCTCGCCGACCCCGTGAAAATCAACAACAACTTTGCTGATCTTGCGGCCAAGTATGATGCTCTTCGCGCGCACGCGCGCGCACACGGTTGGATGGCGTGACCTTAATTCAAGACAGACGCGCGCAGCGTGCCGCCCATGCGGTGCGTGAGGCTGTAGGCGACGAGCTTATTGGTCTCGGCACGCTTGGCAAGACGGACGTGTTTGGCGTGGACCACGAGGCCACTCTGCTTGGCGTGTCTGGCGAAAAAGAGCGTGCGCTCAAGTTATCGTCTCTAACTAACGGTGCCGACGTCGGGCAGTCGTGGAACTTCGACTCCGGACACAGCGTCAACAGCGGCGGTAGCTGGAACCGTGTCGGGCAATGGGGGTATGACTGCGACTATTCTGGATATCCCATCTCGTTAGCAGCCGGCGCTGTGGCGGCTGGATATTCGATCGAGGCCAAGTATGAGATCACACCCGGTGTATTCGTAACGGAATTTCACATTCGCGTTCGTCGTCGCGAGGGGGACGGTTGGCCGGACGGCACTACCGAACGTCGTTTTTTTAGCGTTGTGGCGCACCATGCAACCGGAGATATTGTTGCCGGCATTAAGGGTGCGTTTCAGGTTAACGACTCTACCGGACTAATACCGGTGATCAACGCGCTCGACGGCGGCGAGGTGCAGATTCCTCAGGCGCTCATCGTCGGCAACGGTTCCACTGGTCCGCTCGTGGTAAACGCGGCGGCACGACCGGCTGGCGCGGCGGCAGTTCAGGCATACGTCGCTGGACAGCAGACCGTTTCAGGTGCCCTGTCGATCGGCGACACGAACGATCCACTGCACACACTCCAGGTGAATGGCAGCGCAACGTTTCGCTCCTCTGAGTCAGGCGGGGTTTCGCAGGACGGCATCCTGATTACGCAGCAGACTACCGGGGAGTGGCGAGCAGGCTTCCTTGCAGCGACAGCCGTTCTTCGCTTCGGCGCGGGGACCGGTGGTACGCCAGAGAACGCCAACGGCACCCTGAGCGTGCAGAACACTGGGTACGGCATCCTGACAGGCAACCCAGTGAAACTTCAGAACGGCGCGACGGTGCTGTTCGAGGGCAATGCCACCGGCTTCGCGTTCAGCGGCAAGACACCGATCGCGCCTCCCGACTACACGGTCACGAACGCCGCGGTGAACCGGTCGCTTGACGTATCGGCGGCGACCTTGGAGCAGTTGAGGGAGATCGTCGGTACGATGATTCAAGATGCAGTCGATCGAGGGCTATATCAGTGAGAGTCGCTATCGCAGGCGTCCCGCGCGCCGGCAAGACCACGCTCGCCGCACGCTTCCCTGGACTCTCGCTCCACACCGATAACCTGATCGATCTCGGCTGGAGTGAGGCAAGCGAAGCCGCTGCTGTGTGGTTCGATGAGCGCGATCCCTTCGTCATCGAAGGTGTCGCCGTCCCGCGCGCGCTGCGCAAGTGGCTCGCCGCGCATCCCGAGGGCAAGCCGTGCGATCGGTTGTTCTGGCTGGAGCGCCCGCTGCAGGAGCTTTCGCCCGGCCAAGCGCGCATGGCGAAGGGTTGTCTCACGGTGTGGCACGAGGTCCGACCGGAGCTCGAACGACGAGGAGTTGAAATCCTGTACGCGTGATGGTAGGTGTCTGGCATGGCCGATACACCCGCAGAAGCTCGCCGTAAGGCCCGTCAAGCGGCCGGTCAGATCGCCCGAGCGTCTCAAGCCGAAGCGCTCGAAGAGCTTGCGCCCCCGCCCGCAATCGCCTCCAAAAAAGGCCGCGGTAAAAAGGGTGCGGCCCTGCCCACTACCGACGCCGTAGACCTCGAGTCTGAGTCGGAGGTGTTGCGCCGGGGTTGAGTGCAACGCGTAGTCCGCGTCGATCTTGTCGCGCCGATCCACCTCGACCCCAAGCGTGGGGATGGTGTGCTCGCGACGCCCGATCCTGATACCGGCTTCCTCCACCTCGAAGGACGGCTGACGCGCACCGGCGTGTTCACGTACCAAGACGCGGAAGGCAACAGCTGGGGCGAGCTTCGTACCGAAGACGAAGTGTTTTCCGACGAGTCGCTGGCAAGCTTTCGGCAGGCGGTGGTGACGAACAATCATCCCGAATCCTTCGTCGATCACCATAACGTGAAGCAGGTCCAGGTCGGCCACGTCGGGACGGACGTGCGACAAGAGGGCGACTTCGTGCGCGCGTCGATCCTCGTGACGGACGCTTCGACGATCCTGGCGATCCAGCAAGGCAAGCGCGAGCTGTCGTGCGGGTATACCGCGATCCTCCGCGCTGAATCGGGTGACGGGTATACGTACGTCCAAACCAACATTCGCGGCAACCACGTGGCAATCGTGGACGTCGGACGCGCAGGGCCGGCATGCGCACTCATGAATCGCGGCGACGGTGCCGCTTATACGGAGAACACCATGGCTGTGAAGAAAGCAGATGCGGCGCCCGCGAAAAAGCCGGACGTCAAGGCAGGCGCCCAGACGGTTTTGGATGCTGTGAAGGCAGGTGCGTTCAAGATCGAACTCGCCAAGACGGACGACGCCGCGCAGGCAGAGGGCATCATCGCCTTGCTGCAAGCGGCGCTCGATACCGGCGACGACAACTTGATCGAGGCGGCAATCAGCAAAGCAGGCGAGATGATCGCCAGCGGTGCCAGCGACCCGGCCGAGACCGCCGGTGCCGAGGAGGAACCCGAGATGATGGGCCAAGGCGCAGTGCCTCCAGGACCGTTCGATTCAGCCGAAGCGATTAAGCTGCGCGCGCAGGTCGACTCGTTCAAGGCTACGCAGGCGGCGCAAGAAAAGACGTTCGCTGCGCGCGTGGATGCTCGTGTCGCGCTCGTCCAGAGCGTGCGCGAGGTATGTCCGTCGCTCGATCCCACCGGCAAGACCGATGAAGCGCTCATGCGCGCAGTCGTGTTGGAGGTCAACCCTGCAATCAAACCGAAGCTCGACGCCAATGCCAAGACTCCGGGTTACCTCCGCGCTGCGTACGACGCCGCGTTGGATCTCCACGCCAAGCGCGGGGAGTACGCGGACGAGCTGGCCGAGTCGGTGTTCGACACCGCGCTCGGGCGCGAGGACGACGACGATCCGGATCTCGCCCACGAGCAGTACATGGATCGCTTGACCAAGCGGAGCCGTCAGGCCCCGGCCCGAAAGGAGGCATGACCATGCCGCAATACGCCTATCCCGTAACCCAACCGCGGTTTGTCGTCGGCCAGCTGGCCGAAGGCGCGCCGCAAGCGATCGATTCCTACCTCAACGAACTGCTCGTGCAGATCACCACGGTCACGTACACCGGCACGACCGATGACGCCGACTACACCGTGACGGCTGTCGGGCCGGACGGTGAAACGGCCACGAGCACGTTCAATCCGCCCGGCGCGACTACGGCTGACGCCGTGCGCGATGGGCTGATTGCCCTGATCAATGCGGAGGCCGATTGGCAGAACATCGCCGTTGCTTCCAGCGGAGGCGCGGGCATCCTTACGTTGACGTTCCTCCACGATGGCCGTGTCTACACCGTGACCGCAACGGACCCCGGCACCGGGACCGTGGTGGTTGCGAACACTCAGAGCGCTGGCGGGACGGATGTGCCGGTAGGCGTGGCTGTGCAGTACGGCTCGACCGACAACGCAGCGGTCGTGCTCGATTCGGGCACGCTCGACGACGACTTGATCGGGTTCACGATCAGGAACGTCGACATGCTCGTCAACAATGGCGACGTCAACGCCGTGGATGCGTCGATTCCAGGCACTGTGCTATCCGTGCTGCGGCAGGGATCGGTGGTGTGCATCGCCGAGACCGCGCACGTCAAGGGTGCGGACGTGTTCGTGCGCATCACTGCTCCAGGCGCTTCGCCCGAAGGGTTGGGCCGCCCACGCAACGACACGGACGGCGGGCAGGCCATTGCCATGACCGGCGCCAGGTTCGGATCGACCGGCGCGGCCGGCGCTCTGTGTATCGTCATCGTCAACCGGCCGAGCTGAGGAGAGGACCATGCAAGTTACTACCTATCAGCGCACCGAGTCGGCCGAAGCCGCAGCCGAGCGCAAGCCGCTCCAAGCCAAAGGCTCGTCGCTCAAGCGCATCGCGGATTGGATCAAGGAGCGCGTCGAGATCGTGGATGTGCGCTCGGGGATTTACGCACGTCATCTCGTGACCGCGACGCTGCGCGAGCTGTTTCGGTTCGAGTACCCTGAGACCAAGTGGGCGAACGGCGAGTTCGTGGCGATCAGCACGACCGTCGACGAAGGCGCGACCGAGTACTCGTTTCAGGAGCTCGGACACGTCGGGCGCGCGAAGATCGTGGCGGACAACGCTACCGATCTGCCGTACGCCGAGTTGGAAGGACGGAACAACCTCCGGGCGATTCACACGCTCGGAATCAAGATCCAGTTCTCCACCCAGGACGTGCGCACCGCGCGGCTGCAAGGCTTGTTCGATGTCGCGAGCGAGAAGAGCTCCGCGGCGCGCGAGGGCCACGACTTCGCGTTGAACGACCTCATCCGCTCCGGCGATCTCGCAGCCGGGCTCGACGGGTTCATCAACGCTCCCGGGATCATCGTGCTCAATGCTGCAACAGCGAACTGGGTTGCCGGCACGGCCGAGCAGATCATCACGGACGTCAGCACCGCGATCAACACGATGATCATCGGCTCGAACGGCGTCGAGACACCGAATACTGTGGTGTTCGACCTCGTGGCTTGGACGAACGTCACCACCCGGCGCGCGAGCACGACGGCGCCGAGCGACACCACGATCCTCGCGTTCTTGCAGCAGGCACATCCGTACATCACGAACTGGACTTGGGACGTCGGCCTCTCGACTGCCAGCCAAGCAGGTGGGCCGGCCGTGATGATCTTCCGGAAGGACGCGAACCGTCAGCGCGCTATCGCGCCGATGTTGCTCCGCGCCCTGCCTCCCGAGCAGAAAGGTCTCGTGTTCGAGGTCAACTTCGAAAGCCGGTTCGGTGGCGTGATCGTGCCGAAGCCCCTCAGCGTGCTTCGGTTGGAGCGCACCACGTGATCCGCCTGAAGAACAAGAGCCGGTATCGGTTGAGCCTTTCGGCGTCGGGCTTGCAGTGCTCGATCGCGCCGGGCGACGAGATCGAGGTCAGTCCCGAGGACTGGCGCGAGTACCAAGCGCAGGACACGATCAAGGCCTGGCTCAAGGCGCTCTGGCTCATCCCGATCAAGGTCAAGGGCAAGGGCGGTGTGACCGCGGAGGCGCGGGCGCTGGAGGAGGTCGAGACCACGAACGATCTCGACGCGCTCGAACAGCTCATGAGGGGCGAACAGCGTCCTGCGGTGGTCGAGGCAATCAAAGCCCGCGCCGAGGCGATCGTCTCGGCCAATGCCGGCTAGGCTCGCCACACATGCGGAGGTCGTGATCCTCGCGCCCGAGCTCGTGGGATCGGCGGTCGACCCCGAGCCGCTGGACACGATTATCGAGTTCACGGGCGAGATGATCTCGATCGAGGAGTGGGGAGAGAAGGCGAGCAAGGGTCACGCCTTGCTCGCGGCACACTTCGCTTCGTTGTGGATCCTATCGCCTGGTGGAGGAGGCGCGCCGGCGGGTGCCGTGACGTCGCGCACGCTGGACAAGTTGAGCGTGTCCTACGCCTCGGGCGTGGCGAAGAGTGGTAACCCGGCGTTCGCGTTGACCAAGTACGGCCAATTCTACCTGGCCATGTTCGATACGCTCATGATCCCGCCGCTGGGAACGGGGGGCCCGTGGCCGTGACGTGGACCGACAAGGGTCTCGACGCCGCGCTCGCGCGGCTGAAAGAGCTCCGGAACCTCGGGCTCCACGTCGGTACGTTCGAGCCGAAGGTGATGACCTATGCGCTCATCGTCGAGCACGAGCGCCCGTTTTTGCGCAACGTCGCGTTCGAGCAACGTGCCGCGATCGGGCGCGCGCTGACCGACGCGGTCAAGCTGATCATCAAAGGTGCTGACACCGTCGGTCGTCTCTCCAGCGCCGGGAAGTTTCTGGCAGGAGCGGTGCGGCGGAAGATTGAGACTGCAAGTGCGTGGGCCAAGCCGCTGGCAGCCAGCACGATCAGGCGCAAGGGACATGCGCGGCCTCTCGTCGACTCGCGCGATCTGGTGGACTCGATCGGCTGGCAGGTGCACAAGGACGGTGCGATCGTAGCGGAGGGCAAGTGATCCCTCTCGAGGTGGCTGCGCTCGTCGACGAATTTAACGTCGGCCCACTCGTCGTTCACCGGCGAACGAGTCCGACAGTGGACGTGTATGGGGAAACCGTACCGGCTATTGATTCACCGTTCGTGCTCGATCCCGTAGCGGTGCACACCTTGACTGGGCGCGACCTGGAGCAGCTGCCCGAGGCCGACCGCCACCGCGAGGCGATCCAGGTCTACACGAAGGACGCACGTCTTTATGTGGCTGACGGGTTCGTGCCGGACGTGATCGAGTATCGCAGCCGTACGTTCCGCGTCGTGCATGTCGAAGATTACGAGTTGCAGGGCGAAGTGTTTATCGCGCACGCGGTGCTAGAAGATTTGTAATGACCCCGCAGGAATTTCAAAGATTTGAAGCGAAGATCGTGTACGAGCCTATGACCGGTTGTTGGTTGTGGAGCGGTGCGCGAGGGAGTCAGTGGGGGCACGGCCAGTTCAGATTGACAGGCAAGGCTCGGTCCGCGCATCGTGTTTCTTACGAGCACTTCAAAGGTCTGATTCCACCAGGCCTTGTACTTGATCATCTCTGCGAACAGCCTTGTTGTGTGAATCCCGAGCATTTGAAAGCGTGTACGCAGAAAGAGAATGTGTTGAGGGGTGTGGGACCTACAGCAAAAAATGCGATCAAGTCGTTCTGCAAACGGGGGCACCTGTTTGATCAGAAGAACACCTATCGTTATTGGAAGGGTCGCATGTGTCGTGTCTGCGCTCGAGATAAGATGCGTGAACGGAGGCAGGGTTGACCGCGCGCATCGATCGCTTGCAGCTCGGTCTCGTCGCAGCGTTGGCGCCGCTCGTGCCGGCCGGGCGCGTGAAGTGGCAGCACGGTGAGCCGCCGTTGTCCGGGCTGCAACCGTTCATCTCGCTCTCGCTCGTGAGTGGGCCCATGGCTTGGGACCAAGACCACGCGCGCGGGAGCGTACTGCTGCCAGCGACTTCGATCATCGTGACTGTAACCGCGGCGACGGTGGGCGTGCGCAACGTGATCCGCCTCAACGGGTTCGACTACTACCGCGACACCGTCGCGCTCGACACCGTCACGACCGTGCGCGACGCCTTGCTGGCGCTCGTGCAAGCAGGCGAGGCGGGGTTCGTGACCGCGACTGCCAGCGGAGTCGACGGAATTTTACTGTCGGGTACCTTCCTAGGGGGGTTGCGGGAGTTGCAGCTGTTCGGGGAGTTGTCGTCCGGCTCGCTTGTGCCGAGTGGTCAGGCCATTATCGAGACCCGCGGGACGGTCCAGTGTCTCGTCGGCGTGCAGACCTACGCGAAGGACAAGACCCCCCGAGGCGGCGCGCTGGCGCTGGCACACGCTGTTCAAGGCCGACTGCAGCGCGTGGGTGTGTCCGAGGAACTGTCGCGCTATGGTGTAGCCGTGTGGCACAAGGGTAGCGTGAACGATCTGTCTGCGGTTGCGGGCGCGCATTGGGAAACGCGCGCAACTGTGGACTTGACGATCGCAATGCAGTCGGTCGAGGTCGAACCGGTTGACACAATTCAGGACGCAAGCGTCCAACTGGTGGTGACATTATGAGCGTGCCCCTGATTCACTTCGTGAACGTTACGATCACGTTGGCTGGTGCGCAGCCTGATGTGTTCGGGTTCGGTTCGGCGCTCGGAGCATTCGCTCACACGATCACGGTCGGCTCGGATCGCGTCGAGGGGCCGTTCGTCACACGCGACGAGATCACAGCGGCCGGGTTTACGAGCGTGGCCACGCCCGAGATCAGTGCGTGGGCCGACGCTGTGTTTGCGCAAAGCCCGCATGTCGAGTCGGTCAAGATCGGACGCAAGGATGCGGGCGACGCGAGCTGGACCGCGACGCTGGACGCGATCCTCGCGAGCGACGATGACTGGTACTTTCTCAACACCGAGAACCGCGATGAGGCGGACATCTTGCTGTGCGCTGCGTGGACCGAGACGAACGGTGGCGGCGAGAGCCCCAAGCTCTTTATCACGCAAAGCCAGGATGCGGCACTCTTGGCCGGCACCGCGGGCAACGTCGGGCTCGATCTCGAGGCCGCGGCGTACACGCGCACGGGGTTGATCTACCACCGCTTCAGCGACGCCAACGACGGCTTGGTGCCCGGTGACGGGTACCTCGACGGCGCGTGGACGGGACGGTGTGGCGGGTTCAATCTCGACGCGCCGAACGGGCGCGGAACGTGGTCGCTGAAACCGCTCTTGCTCGTGACGTTCGATCCGCTGACGAGCGCGCAGGCTACGGCGATCTGGGACGCCAGCGCCAACGTGTACGGTCGGACGAAGGGGTTGTCGTTCACGTCCAAGGGTACGGTGGCGCAGGGGCGTAAGATCTACGTCACTTCGTCGATCGACTGGGGGAAGGTGCGGCTGGGCGAGGCGATCTTGGCCGAGCTCGTGGGCGACCCCCTGGAAGTGCCGTACACCAACGCCGGAATCCAGCGTGTGCGGAATACCGCGCAAGGCGTGCTGGAGCGAGGCGTGACGTTCGGCCACTTCTCGCCCGACTTCCCGCGAGAGATCATCGCGCCCAAGGTGACGGAAGTGTCCAGCGCTGATCGCGCTGCGGGTGTGCTGACGATGACAGGTAACGCTGTTCTCCGATCGACGATCGAGAAAGTGGTGTTTAACCTCACGGTGCAACTATGAGCGACACACAGTATTCGATCGACGAAGTGACGGTATCTTGGACCGTGCCCGTTCCGCCACCCAACCAACCGCCGTCGCTCGATCTGAAAGTCGGCACGGCCAAGGGGTCGCAGATCACGGAGGCGCGCACGGGCGCTAGGTGGACGCTGACCGAGGACGGCACCGGCAGCGCGCACTACGTCGAAATGCCAGGATCGAGTGGTACCTTGACCTTGCGGGTGGTGCAGCAAAGCGCGCTCAACCAACGCCTTTCCGAGCGCATGATTGCTGATCGACTTACGAAAAACCAAGTCGGCCCGTTACTTGTGTCAGATTTGAGCTCGGGCGAGTCTTGGATTTTCGTGAACGTGCGCATTCTCCAAGAGCCGAACATGGTGCGCGGCGATGAAGGCGTCGTGAACGAGTGGACGTTCGGGTACACGCATCGCACTCATCAGCCTTCGAGCGGGAACGACAACCTCGTGGGTGGGGCGTAGTCGTGGGCACCATCCGCACCGAGCGTGCCGTGATCGATGGGATCTCATATACGGCCAAGACGTTTCCCGCGACGGTGGGGATCACGTTGATGGCGCGGCTCGGTAAGCTCGTGCCGCGAGGCTCGATCTGGAGTGAGTTCCTTGCGGTCACGCCGGAGCAGTTGCCGAAGCTCTTTGCCAACCCCTTGCTGGCGCTTGACGGCTTGCTCCTGGCCGCGCGCTCGAACCCGCCCGAGGACTTCGCGGATCTGTTGAAGGATTTGCTCGCGACGACGACGTGCGAGAACGTGAACGAAACAGGTGTGCCGGGCGACCTCGTGGCAGCGTTCGACGTCCACTTTGCTGGGCGCTACGATCACTTGTGGAAAGTGGTCGTATGGGCGGCTCGCGTAAGTTTCACCGGATCCTGGCACGCACCCCGCTCGAGCGTCCAGGAACAGACCCCGGTCGCAGCATAGGGCGATTCTCCGGAATCCTGCCGGCTAACGTGCCGTGGGAGATCTATCTCGCGTGCGCGAAGGGCGAGAGCATCGATGTGCGAACCTATGTCGACCTCCACACCGTGATCGACGTGGATGGCTTGTTCGACATCATCGAACTCGATCAAGTGCACGCCTCGTGGCTAGAGGCTGCGCGCGATAACGCTCGCGAGGAGGCCGAGCGAGAGGCTAGGATGAGGCATGGCGGACACACTCGCTGAACTCCTGGTGGAGTTGAATGTTCCGCCGGAGCAGATCGACCACGCGATCAAGCGTGTGAACGAGCTCAAGGGAGAGGCCAAGGAGCTCGGCACCGAGATCGATCGCACGAACGCCAAGTGGGACGGATTGAAGGAAGGTGCCGTAGCCGTGGCTGGTGTGGCGGCCGCTTTTGCTGCGGCGGTTGCAGGCCTCTTTCACTTCGTTGAGTCGCAGACTACCGCCATCGCAGCTATGAACGACACTGCGAAAGCGGTGGGGTTGGGCGTCGAGGAGTATCAGCGCCTACGTTTCGCAGCTGATCAGAGCGGTGTGTCACAAGAAACGTTGGCAACCGGCATGACCAAGTTCAACGCCACGTTGCTGGAGCTCCAGCGCGGTGGTGGAAAGAAGGCCGAAGAGACGTTGACGCAGCTCGGGCTGAGTTTGCAGGACTTGAACGGTCTCAGCCGCACGCAACAGATCGGCGTGATCGGCGACGCTCTGCAGAACGTGAGCAACGAAGCCGAGCGCAGCGCGCTTGCGGCTACGCTGTTCGGTAAGAGCGCCGGCCCACAGATGGCGCAGCTCTTGGCCGAGGGATCGGCCGGGCTGGAACAGTTGACGGCAGCGGCGCAAGGTGTGCTGTCCGAAGACGACGTTGCGCGCGCGGCAGTGTTCGACGATCAGCTGCAAGCCGTCAAGGCGCAGGTGGAAGCGCTCATGCAGGGGATCGCCGTCGAGTTGATTCCTGTCATCTCTGATGTTGTGGAAAGCATGTCGCAGTGGTTGGCCGAGAATGACGAGTTGATCCGTCAAGGAATCGGCGGGTTCATCGAAGGGATCTCGCAGGTCACCAAGGAGTTGACCGACACTATGGGCGCACTCGTGTCGGCGGTACAGCTCGTGGACGATGCGTTTTCAGCGTTGCGGCCCGACGTCGAGGGCAGCACGATCTCGTTCGGCGATCTGCTGTCTGAAGTTCTGCGCCTCACGAATCCGTTGCACGCGGTGGCTGCGGCGGTGTCGGACATCCAAAGCGCCATGGCTGGTGCGACCGCTACGGCGTTCTCGTTTTCGACGTCGTTGGCCGATGTGGCGTCAATGAAAGCGGCGATCGAAAAGGGCGAGAAGCCCCCGCCGCCGGCGCCGCCCCGCTTCGGTGGCAAGGTGTTCATGGATCAGGGTACCGGCCCGGCAGGCGGCGGGCGCGGGGGCGGTGGTGGAGGTGGCGGGGCCAAGACGAGCGACAAGCAAACCGGCTTGAACAAGGCACTTGCCAAGCTCTTCGGTCGTGGCGACGGCGTGACGGCCGAGGAGTTGATCTCAGGCATCCGTAGCGGCAACGCCGACATCGTGGGCGAGAAGCTGCGCGGGTTCGCGCAACGCAGCCCGAGCGCGAAAGACGTCAAGCCGACCGTCGCGATCGACTTTTTCAACTTCTCAATCACCCAGCACATTGAGGCGCACGACACGAAGGGTGCCGCGCGCGAGAGCGCGGAACAGATCCGGAAAGAGTTCCAACGTGCGACCGCCAAGGCCGGGCAGTCGATCACCACCTCGCTCCTTAGGTAATGCCTTTTCCCAGCACAGCGATTTCGATCTCGACCGTCCAGGTGTTTCGTCTGGATCCGATCGCCGGCGTGCCGCTGGAGCCGTTGCTCGACATCGTGCCCGGCATCACGCCGTTGCGCGTGACGTTCGACCGTGTTGATCAAGAAACCTTCACGGCCGAATATGATGTGACGGAGCACGCGATCCAAGACTTGACCGACGTGCAAAGCCACGTCCACAGGCGACCCAAGACGCTGCAAGTCGTCGGCACGCTCGGTGCTTCGCCCCCCCTCGTGGCCGCGCTGCCGGCCGTGCCGGTGCCACCGGGCGGGCTCGCGCGGCTCGACACCCTACGCGTCGCGAATCTGCAGGCGATGGCCGATTCGCTCCTGCCGGTCATGGTCACAAGCCCGCGCGGTTCCCTGGCGCGTGCGTTTATTCAGTCGGTGCAACAACAGTGGTCCCCGCAGAACGGCGAGTCGTTGACCGTCAGTATGGCGTTCGTCGAAGCGAAGATCGCGTCGCCGCTCGTGGGTACGCTGTCGCCCGACTACCCCGCGCAGGCGCCCGGCAACAACGCCGCCAGCGGCGGCGGGCAAAGCGCGGCGAAGCCTGTGGGTGCGACGGCCACGCCTAGCGACACGACCGGCGTTCCGCCGACGGTGGGCGCGTGAGCACGCTTCTAGAATTGACGGTGCAGCCGACCGGCACCGAGTCGCACTTCGACGCGTCGATCAAGTTGGACGGCGTGTCGTGGCGGTTCTCGTTCTACACGAACACGACCGACGGTGGTTGGTATTACGACGTCTTGAACGACGACGGCATCGGTGTGCGCGGTGCCGGGCTGGCGACGGGCGTCGACCTCCTGCACACGCACCGCTACTTGGAACTCCCGCCGGGACCGTTGTGGATCGAGGACAAGGGACTCGATGGTGAGGATCCTGACTTGACCGCGTTTGCCGACGGGCGCGCGGCGCTGTACTACCTCGAGAGCAGCTGACGTGCCGCTGCCAGGTGAGCTCCTGCAGGTCGCTTCACGCCTCGTCCTCGGGCGCGAGTTCACTGTAGAGCAAGGGGCAGTGCTCACGAGTGGTGTCACGACGGTGGTGATTGACAACCTCATCGGCGACGGTCTGCGTGTGGAGTGGGACGTTGAGAAGACAAGCAACCCTGATCCCGACACCGCGCACTTGGTGATCTACAACCTGAACAAGCCGCTGCGAAAGCAGATCTCGGCGCTGAACAACCTACCCGGGCGCGTGCTCGTGCAGCTGCAGATCGGTTGGGCTGGAATCACGGAAGTACTGTTCCGTGGTGAGTCGTGGCGCATGGTGCCCGAGCGGCGCGCCGGGACGGACATCCTGACGGAGATCGAGGCAGGCGACGGTATGCAACCGTTGGACGCCGGGCCGAGCGGCGGGGCGTCGTACGGCGTAGGATTCTCGGCGCTCATCGCGCTCCTGGCCGAACAGCAAGGTTGGCGCATTTCCTTGGCAGCCGTGGCTGAGATCCAAGCGGCAGGCGCGGCGCTGGCGGTGTCGCAGTTCCAGCACGTGGCCGACTACTCGCCGGTGGAGCAGATCAACCTGATCATGGCGTCGCTGCGCCTGTCGTGGGGGGTGACGGACGGACAGTTCGTCGTCTACCGTGCCGGCATTCGAAACGACGTCGTGCCGGCGTTGCTCACGCCGCAAAACGGGCTTCTCACGTGGGCCGAGCTGGATGATGGCGGGGCAGAGTTCGAAGCGCTGACGCAGCCGCGCACCGTGCCGGGGCAGCAGATCTCAATTAACGACGAACTTGGTGTGCCTGTGGGAGGTGGACCACTGCGTGTGGAGCATGTTACCTTCTCAGGAAGTTCTGAGGGTCCGTCGCTCATGCGCGGGGTCGCGCGAAAGTTGCAGCTCTTCTAGTGCCCAAGGGTAGCGCCAACCGTGCGGTCGATTCGTTCGACAAGCCCACGGACGCCAACCTAGAGCAGCTGTTACGCACGTTCGGGCGCCAGCTGCAGCTGACGATCCGGACGCATTGCCCGGCGAAGGTCGTGCTATTCGACCCCGCGACGCAAACCGCCACCGTCGAGGTAGGGTTTCGTCCGGTCGTGCCTGTGACCGACGTGGAAAAGATCCCGCTGCCGCCGGCCATCGTCAAGGGAACGCCCCCGAACGGGGAGGCGGCGCTGCCAGCGATCGTGCTGCAGCGGATTCCGGTGGTGTTCGACGGCACGAGCTCGGCGTACGTCAGCTACCCAATCCTGCCCGGCACGACGGGCGAGCTCCACATTGCCGACCGGTCGTTGGAGTCGTGGCTCCAGCAAGGCATCGCCACCGATCCGGTGCTGGCGTTCACGCACGCTTTAAAAGATGGCGTGTTTCACCCAGGCTTGCGTCCTACGACCGCGCCGATCATCCCGCCGATCGACTTGACCGCGCTCGTGGTCGAGGCCTCGCAGGTCAAGCTGGGCCGGCTGGCAACGGAGCACGTGACGAAGGCGGAAAGCTTGATCGCGCAGCTAATCGTGGCCGTGACCGCGAGCGCGACGACGCCGGGTGATGGTGGCGCGGCGTTCAAGGCTAACTTGCTCACGCAGCTCAACATCATCCTGGCAGCCATCGCCACTGTGAGCTCCACGAAGGTGACGGTGGAGTAGGTGGATTTACTTCTCACAGATGGCGATCTCGACCTCACGAACGGTGATGTGACGTTCGTGACTGGGAAACAGGCTATCGCGCAGGACGTAACCATGGCGTTGCGCACGTGGATGGGCGAGACGCCCTACGACCGCACGGCCGGCGTGCCGTACCTCCAGATCATCTTCGCGCCCGGCACGACACCGCAAAGCGTGCGGTTCATCGTGGAACAGATCATCCGTTCGCGCGTGGGCGTGCTAGACGTGCTCGACCTCGACGTCCAAGTGGACGGCGACGAGGCAACGATCACAGGCCGAATCCGGGCTAGCGACGGGGAGGAGGTAAGCTTTGCCGCTGTTACTGGATGAAAACGGGTTGCAAACCCAGACACAGACGGAGATCAAAGCCGAGTTGATCGCGCTTTTGCTCGCCAAGTTCGGCGTCAACCTCAACGTTACGACGGAATCCTTTTTTGGTCAGCTGTCCAACATTCTGAGCGAGGTTCGCGCGCTCGACGAGCAGGCCTTGCTGGCGCTCTACCGCTCCCTCGACCCCAACGCCGCGATCGGGCGCGCGCTCGATGCACGGGCGGCGCTGACCGGTTCTCTACGCCAAGGTGCCACGAACAGCGTGGTGGACGGCGTGCTGACGTTCGGCAGCGCCGGCACCATGAACAACGGTGATCTCATCCACAACGACGACAATGACACGTTGTGGGAGCTGACCGACGGTCCACATACGAGCGCCGGCCCGTGGCCGGAGGACATCGCGGCGCAGTTTACGGCCGTTGAAACCGGGCCGATCTCGGCGCAGGCGGGTACGACGTGGTCGCTCGTGACGGCCGTGAGCGGGTTGACTGGGTTCACGAACCCGACGGACGACGCTGAGGTCGGGCGTAACCAGGAGTCTGACGGCGACTTTCGCAAGCGCCGGCTCGTGGAGCTCTACGCGGCTGGTACCGGACCACTGGTGGCGATCACGGCGCGCGTGTCACGCGTGGACGGCGTGCTGTTCGCGCGCACCTACCACAATCCCGACACGTTGCCGGTGGACTCCTACGGCATCCCGTTCAAGGCGTTCAACGTTCTCGTCGAGACGAACCCGCCGACGCCTGGGGCCGACTTGCAACAAGCGATCTTCGATGCGATCTGGTTGGCTATGGGCGCGGGCGGGCAGGCGTTCGGGACCGACTTCTCGGGTACGAGCGTAGACAGCGAAGGCACACCGCAGCCCGTAGCGTTCGACACCGTGGATGTCGTCGACATCGAGATCGAGATCGACCTGACGACGAGCACGAGCGAGGATCCCATTACGCCAAACCTCGCCACGATCGTGCGCGACGAGGTAGCCGCGGCAGCGCAAGCTGATCTCGAACGCGTCGGCCGTGACGTGCGCGCGCTCGACATTGAAGGGATTGTGCACGACCTTTTGCAGGCTGGAACGATCTCGGGCGTCGATGACGTCGTCGTGCGTATGAACATCTCGCCGGGCGTGGCAACAGCGGTGCCGAAGCTTTCGATCGGGATCAGGCAGAAACCCGACTTCGATTCGGGCAACATCACAGTGACTCTCGTATGAGCGGCACGATCGTCAGGAAGTTGGACTGCAAGCTGTCGGCTGCGGCCGTCAACTTGGAGAATCAGGAAGCCTTTATCAATTGCTTCAATTTCTTTCAGCAGCTGGTGACGGCCGGGCACTGCACAAGGATCGCGTCGCAGTTCGGCGCGTCGGGGAGCGGGTTCAACTATCACGACGTCGCGTCACCGGCCGGTGAGAACGCTTTCGCGGTGTGGCGCTACGGGCCAGCCAGCACCGTCGGCACTTTCTACGTGCTCTTGCAGTGGGCGACCGCATCGAATTTCGGCACGAGCCCCGGGAATCCCGGTGTCGCGAACGGCGTGGCCGGTTTCGACGGCGTAGGCATCGCGATTGCGGCGAAGGCGGACGGCTCTAGTCCTTGGAACGGAGGCACGGCGAACGCCGGTGCGGACGCGAAGGGGTCGAACGTGTGGACCGGCACAGGGATGCACGTGCTCGATCGCGCGTGTTCGTCGCACACGACGGCCGGCAGTTTTGCCACGAACCATGAGAACTGCCTCCGCGTTCATCGCACGCCTGCATTGAACAGCGCACCACGGATGCACTTGGTGGGCGACGCGGATCAGTTCGCGATCCTGCACAGCGAAAGCGACAATGGCAACTATGCGTGCTTCACAGCAGGGCGCTACGCGCCGCGCGCCGGGATCACGCCCGACCTGCCGCTGTTCGCGCTCGCGCACTACGTCTCGGGTGGAGGCGTGTGGGCTTCGGCGACGACGAACCCGTACGGCACGGCAGCAGGTACGGGATCGTCGCGCGAAGGCGGGATTCTCGGACGACAGTCGTCCACGCTCGTGGGCGTGGCGACGTTGGCGGAGCAAGCCGACCTCATGATCTCGACGTTGCAGCCGAACAACCAAATCTCGCCCACCGAGTGTGATGCGTTTCTCCCGCTGCTTTGCTATCTCGAGTCGGGTGAAGGCGGGCACGTCGGTACGTTGATCGACGGCAACGTCATCCGGTACTGCTTCTCACCCAGCAACCACGAGCTCAATGCCGATGGCTCGCGCGCGCGGATGGGCGTTTCGGCAGCCAACTCGCTCCGCTACTCACTCTCTTGGGACGGTGGGGCCGCGCCCGGTGTCGGTTCGACGCGCGCGGGGCGGACGTCATGAGCCAGGAAGAAAGACTGCTGTCGCAGACGCTCTATCGTGAGACGTTTTTCATCTTCAGTTTGGTGGGCGATGCCTCGGCGCCGACGATTGAAAACTTGGTGCCGGCAGCAGGCGAGACGATCGCGGCGAACACCGTGGTCGAGTTCGATGTGATCGACAATCTCAATGCCTTACGTCGCGTGCTCGTGCTCGTGACGCATACCGGTAAGACGTTGGTGGTCCACGACGGCGACTCGTTTTACGGTGAATTTAGCGACTCGGTGCGTACTCCCGTTGCAGGTGGGTACCATTACGAGATCGAGCGCACCGGCGGGTGGTTGACAGGCGTGCGGTTTCGAGTGGCCGCGATCGACACGAGCGGAAACGAGGCGTAAATGCCGCTTCCGTTTTTCGATTACGACTTGGAATCGCCCGCACCGTCGCCAGGTGGGACACCGACAGCGTCGCCGGGATTGATCGCGCAAGCACTCGTCGGCCAGGAGTTTGACACAGCCAAGCGTCTAGAGTTGCCTGGGTGGATGCGCTTGCAAGAGCCGGGCGACGGGCGCACCGCGCGCGTGGGCGTCAGCACGGCGGCGGTATTTGGTGAGCACGAGCCGCGATTCTACTCGGACGACGGCGTGACGTTCGGCCTCCTCGTGGAACCAGCGCAGGCCAACTCGATCACGGAGCAGGACTTGAGTGCGTGGACTGATACAGGTACGCCTGTGCTGTCCAACGCGATCACGCCGATCGGGACGACGGAAGCGGTCGAGTTATTGGACGACAGCGCCGCGGCGCAGGAGCGCAAGACGCTCACGATTGGCGGTCTGTCGACGGGCAAGTGGTCGCTGTCGTCGTGGAGCCAGCTGCTCACGCCGGCAGCCACGACGATCGGGTTCGCGCCGATCGTATCGGGCAACACGCCCGACCTCGAGATCGACGTCACCACGGTCGACGCCGCGTGGACGTACCGATCGCACAGCGTTACCGTCACCGTCACGGGCGGATCGTCGTCGGTCATCTTGTTTCCGCGACAGACGACCGCCGACACAGGCGCCGTGCGTATGTGGGGCAGCATGCTGGAAAAGCGTGCTTACCCGACGTCGTTCTATGACGGCACGCGCGAGGCCACCGTGCTGGAAGCGCAAGGCTCGGTGCTGGCGCCCGATGGCCGGTTCCTGATCCGCCTCAAGTATCGGCCACACTACGCGCAAGGTGAGCCGTCGCTGAATCATTCTCTGGTGCGTTTCGACGACGCGAACAAGCTCATCTACAACAACGGTGCCACGCGGTTCGATCTCGTGATCGGCGGTGTGACGCTGTCTAGTGCCGCGGTGACATTCTCGCGCCACCAAGAATTGACGATCACGATCGAGCATTCTGAGGTCAAGCGGTCGATTACGGTCGAGGGGGCGACGACAGGCAACGGGCAGACCACGGCTGCAGCCGCCGACGCGCTTTCGAGCGTGCCGACGTGGGTGACGATCCTCAACGGCGCCGACGGCACGACCGAAGGTGGTGACTTGTTGGCGCTCGTGCCCGGGCTCGAAACGTTTTGCCAGCTGGCCGACGAGCGCGTGCTCGTTCAGATCGACGACGAGAATGACCGCGTGTTCCGTGAGCTCGTATGCGTGCTGGCGGAGCAACCCGGCCGGTTCTATGACGTGACGCTCGCTTTGCGCGCGGCGTTCGACCTCGACTCGGCGGTGGGCGCGCAGCTCGATCTGATCGGCGCGTGGATCGGCCTCGCGCGTGAGGGGTTCACGGACACCCGCTATCGCGTGTTTCTGTCGATCCAAGCACAACTCTTACTCTCAGCGCAGCGCGTCGACTCGGCTTGGACAGGGACGGGGGAGAACATCCTGACGATCGCCCGCACGTTCCTCGGCCCGGGTGTCGACCCTATCCTGCTCGTGAACGAGCCGCCGTACTCCTATGAGCTCACTGTGCCTGGACTCGTGCTGTCGGAAGCGTTCCTTTTGGCGCGATTCCTCACGATCGCCAACTACGCTGCCGTGCTTGGGCTCATGTTGATCTCGCTCGGCATCGGGGGAGTGATGGGATCGAGTAGCGTAGCGGTGACCGGTGCGGGTATCATGGGATCAGCGAGCGTGGCTGTCGCGGGGGCAATGATCATGGGCACGGTGGTGACTACGTAATGGCGACCAAACCTTCTGAGTCGTTCACGTTCAGCACGGACGCGAATTTCAGTTCCGGTCCTGCGAGCGGCAACCCTACCAAGGTCAACCCCGCCGGCTACCCGTCGAACCTGCAAGGGTTCATCCCCGGCCTCGAATACGCCGCTGAGCTTCGTAACAAGCTGTTCAACATCATCGGGCAGTGGACGGGCTGGCTATTCGCAGGGTCTAGCGCAGGCGCGGCAAACGCACACATCGTGGAAACGGACACGAGCGGCAACACGAAGGTGCGCAACGCCACGTTCACGGAACCTGGCGGTGGGATTGTTTCTTTCGATGGTGGTGCAGCGACAACGCTAGCGGCGCTACAGGTTGATGACTGGCCTGGCACTGGCGTCGGCACCGGGGACGAGTTGGCGATCGTTGGACGCGCTGGCCGCACGCAAACCGGCGCGAACGACAACAACAACGGCGGCGCGGTCGTGCTCAATCCCGGAGCTAAGGGTACCGGTGGTAGCGGCACCGGCGGCAACGGCTTTGGCGGGACGGCGCTGGACGGGCCGATCCAGAATTTGTGGCCTGCTTCGGGAGGACGGCACCACACCTACACCGAGGCTTGGACGTTGGCGTCCGGTGCCGCGGCAACGAAGGTCATGAACATTCCTGGCCCATCGAACAAGCAAACGATGGTCTTGATTACTCAGTTGGTAGCTGTGCAGAACGGGGGCGGCACAGGTCTCGCGGCGTCGGGGCAGCGAAAGATGTTCGTGTTGGAGTGCGAGTCGGGCGTGTTGACCGTGATCGCCCAGCAGACAATCGCAGAACAGGAAACGTTCTCTTCATCCGGACCTGATGTCACGGTGGCCGACGCTACGGGCGACACGATCGACGTGCGGGTGACGGGCGCAACGAGTCAATCTTCGGCAGGGATCCTCTACGTACATGCGTACGGCGGGAAAACCAGTGCCTGATCTCGACCTCATCCGACGTCAAGCGCACGCCCTGACGCCTGCGGAGGCGCAGCTACTGTTAGACTCTTGGTCTCTGTGGGCTTTGCCGCACCAGATCGCGCCACCAGGTAAGTGGCGTCGTTGGGTTCTGCGCGCGGGGCGGGGCGGCGGTAAAACCCACGCTGGCGGGGCGATGACGAACGAGGTGGCGCGCGACCCTAAGAAGGTCGCCGGGGGTTGGATCGGTCTCGTTGCCCGCACGTGGACCGACGCGCGTTGGACCACTGTCGAGGGGCCGAGCGGCGTGCTCGCCACGGCGCCGAGCACGTGCCGTCCCGAGTGGCACCCCGGCTCGGGGACGCTGCGTTGGCCGGTCGGCCAAGGCGTGTGGGGGCGCATCTTCGCGGCTGAGGCACCCGAGACGTTGCGCGGCCCGAACTTGTCGTGGGTGTGGGCCGACGAGGTGGAGCACTGGCCGGATAACGAAACGTTGTGGTTCGAGGTTATCGAGCTGGCGCTCCGTTTGGGTTGGGCTCGAGCCATGCTGACGTCGACACCGCTCAAGGGTTCGCGCTTGCTCCGACGGGTGGAGGACATGCCCGACACCGTGCTGACGCGCGCCGGGACGAAGGACAACCCCCACCTTCCGCCTGAGGTCCGTGCCAGGTATTACGAGCTCTACGCCGGGACGCGCATTGGCCGACAGGAGCTCGACGGTGAGATCCTGGAGGACGTCACGGGCGCGCTCTGGACGCTGGGGATGATCCAGCGCGCCAAGCTCCCGCCCGATCTCGTGCGCGTCGTGGTAGCCGTTGACCCTGCTGTGACCGATGGTACCGATCCCGACCACGATGCCACGGCCGAGCACGGGATCGTCGTCGTCGGCCTCGACGCCGCCGGCAAGGGTTACCTCTTGGAGGATCGGTCGTTCCACGGCAGCGTCGGGGCCATGGCCGACCGCGCCGTCGCGCTCTACCGCCGCTTCCACGCCGACGCGATCGTCGCAGAAGTAAACAACGGTGGCGACCTCGTGGAGTTGGCGATCAACAGCGTGGACGATAGCGTCAAGGTTATCAAGGTGCGTGCCTCCCGCGGCAAGTTCGTCCGTGCCGAGCCGGTGTCGGCGCTCTACGAACGCAAGCGTGTGTTTCACGTCGGGCAGTTCCCCGAGCTGGAAGATCAACTCATCTCGCGCGTGCCAGGCGACACGAAAGGTTTCGATCGATTCGACGCCCACGTATGGGGACTGACCGAGCTCATGCTCCAAGGTGACGGCGTCGGGCCGCTGGGGGCGTATCGATGAACGACAACGGTCGCCCGAATGCCGAGCAGAACGACAACGGTCGTGGACACGCCGACGACTACATCAACCTCGCGACCGCGCTCGGGACGACAGGCGACAAGAGTTCTTGGACCCAAGCCGGGCGGGTGACCGATCTCACCACGCAGGAACTCGATACCCTCTACGAGCAGGAGGCCATGGCCGCGCGCATCGTGGATCGCGTCGTGGACGACGCCACACGCGAGCCGTTCGCGCTCACGGGAGTGGACGAATCGTTCGACTGGAAAGAAGTTCAGAGCGAGCTGGACGACTTGCAGGTACTCGAACAGTTGGGTGATACGTGGCGTTGGAGTCGACTCTATGGCGGAGCCGTGTGCGTCATGGTGGTGAACGACGGCACGCCGATCGACAAGCCTTTGGATCTCTCACGCGCCACGCAGATCCTTTCTCTCTTGGTGGTTGAACGGCCGTTCGCACAGCCTGATATGTTCGCCAGAGGCCTAGGTAACCAAAGCTTCCGGCGACCAGAGATCTACCGCCTGACGTCCCCGATGGGTGGAGAGCGCGCGGTGCATCGTTCGCGCGTGATCCGGTTCGATGGTCTACGCGTGCCGCCGTCCCGCCTCGTCGTACGTAACGGCTGGGGGCCGAGCGTGCTCGACCGGGTGTGGACCGAGCTTAAGCGTCTAGGCGCGACCATGGGCTACGCGGAGGCGATCCTTCATGAGCTCAGCGTCATGAAACTGGGGATCAAAGACTTCCGGACGAAGGCGGCCGGCAGCGCGCAGGGGCGCCAGGAACTCAAGCAAGTCTTTGAAACGATCCGTTGGGCCATCGACAACCTTCATCTGCTCGTCCACGACGTGGCCGATACCTACGACGAACAGACGCGCTCGACCCAAGGCCTCGACGCGTTGATTGGCCGGTTCGTTGACGCGCTCGTGCGCGCGACCGGCATCCCACGAGTGATCCTCTTGGGTGAACAGCCTAGCGGACTCAACACCACGGCGGATGCGGAGGTCCGATCGTGGTTCGACTCGGTGGCCTCACAACAGCGCAAGGTGTTGACGCCGGCACTCAACCGCCTCCTTGAGGTCTACTTTGCGCTCCGTGCCAAGCGCGGGAAACCGTTTCCGACGGAGTGGACGATCGAGTACGCGCCGCTCTGGCAGCCGACGGAAAAGGAGCAGGCGGACACGGAGAAGGTGCGGGCGGAAACGGAAGTGCTGCGCCGGCCTCCCGCTCCGGCACCGGTGGCGCCGTGACCGTCGAGATCGTTCTAGCCATCGCCACCACGCTCGTCACGGTGTTGGCTGGGGTGATTGCTGCACTGTGGAAGCTCGACCGCGGCCGGTTGATCAGCGACCTCGATGCCGCGCGCAAGCAGTTGGATGATGTTGACAAGCGCTGGCGCGAGCACGCAGCGGACCAGCAAGCCGAGATTACAGAGCTTCATTCCAAGCGCCTGCACATGGCCACGAAGGTGTTGGAGAAATCGGTGGGTGCGTTGAACGAGATCGCTCGCCTCGTTCGTGAGTGGAACGCGACGTACGGTCGTAGGGACTCAGGCAATGACTAAGGCGCGCGGGGCCGACAAGACCTTGCGAGGCGTGTCGAGCGAGCGGCCGATCTCCGAACCACCAGTTTCGATCGACCCAGATACAACCACGCGCATTGAGATCGCCAGCGAACCTCTCGAACGTGCCGACCGTGAACTCAAGGAAGCCGTTGCAGCTGCCATTCGCACGTGCAAGGCGATGCAAGCACGACAGATGGCGCAAGCCGTCGTTGTACTCCTAGTGGAGGACGACGAAAACTTGCAGCGCGCCTGGAAACGCGTATTTCTCTCGGCATTCTCGCGCGTCGACACAGCGCGATCGTACAAGGAAGCGCTGCTCCGTCTCGCGCGCAACGTGTACGACATCGTTGTGTGCGATCATCGCCTGCTGGGTGAAGGCTCGGGGGCGGACGTCATTCGCTGGATGCGTGACCAGAACGGCGTCCACGGCTCAACGCCGGCGATCCTGATCTCAGGCGTCTTAGACGACGAGGACACGACCGGCGCGGCCACCCAGGCGTGTGGCGCGAGTCGCTACCTGCAAAAGGGCAGCTTCACGAACGCCGAACTCCTAGAACTCATGCGCGACCTGCTCGCGCTAGAGTAGCCGAGTGGACCGGTTGGAGTTGGCGACGCTGGCGGAGCGTGTGGCGTTGCGGTACCGCGACATCGTCAATCGGCGCCGCGCGCTGGCGCTCCTACACGGCGACCCCGCGCCGTTCCTGCGTCGACAACTGCAGCACGCTCCGGTGTTGGAAGACATGGCGATCGAACTCCGCGCGCCCGGGAGTATTCCGCCGGTGCGGTTGGAGAACGTTCGTGCGCAGATCTTGCAGTACGACTACGACAGCCAACGCGCGTTGACGAGCCTGCAAGAGCGTGAGGCTGAGATCACGGACGACACGCCGGTCGAGGCGGGCACACTTCGCGGCCGGGCGGCCGATCTCATAATCCGATTGGAGCAGTACGCACAGGAGCTCGATGCGAACGCTGCCGATTCCAAGACATCACAAGGGCGGCGCATGCTCGACATCAAGCGCGCTCTTGAGTGCCGTGCGGTGGCCGACGAGATCGAACGCATTGCAGCCCGCTCCACCTCGTGGGACGGGCGTAGTCCCGAGGCCATGCGCGGTGAGCGCACCGTACTCGGACAGCGCTGGAAGCAGCTCGAAAAAACAGGTGAGAAACTCTGGAAACAGCGTGGTAAAGTGGACTGATGGGCCAACCTGCATTCGTCGCGCTCGCCGCTGCTGTTATTGCTCTGCTCACTCAACTCTCTCGCCGGTGGTTTCCAACCCGCTACCTGCCGATCGTCGCTGTTCTCCTCGGCGCGGTGTCGGCGGTTGTGGACAACCTTGCGTTGGGAAAGGGTTGGGTCGATGCGGTTACGGCTGGTGTCGTAGCTGCGACTGTCGCTATGGCTGCCTACGACTTCGGCAAGACCACGCTGGGTCTCGGTTCGAAACCGTCATGAGGTACCTCGTCGCAATCGTGTTTACAGCGATCCTGATCTACGCAGGGATGGGCTGCGCCGCGCTGCCGGGGATCCTGCAAGCGCTCTCGCAGGGCAGTCAGTACCTCGGTGCCGTGACCGACGTGGCGGAGGACGGCGCGGCAGCCTACCTCGCCCGGCACCCCAACCAGGAAACCGAGCGCGCGGTATTCGACGCTCTACGTAAGGCTCGTCTCGCGCGCGCCGCGCTGGACGCCGCCATCAAGACCGCCAAGAGCGTTGACGACGGCAACGTGGAACTCGCGCGCAGCGCTGCCCGCGACGCGTACGCCGCGCTCAAAGCGTTGCTGGACGACCTCGGCATCACGGCTGCTAGACCGCCAATGGGCGGGGCCGAGACGAACGAACCCAAGCCTGAGCCGTTCGTGTTGCCGCCAGCGGATCAAGTGTTGTGACCCCCGACGCCGTCCTAGCCGCCTTGCTGGCGCTGCAGCCGTGCGCGCCGAGCGTGTATAACGCCGTGCCCGAACGTGCGGGTGTGGTGTGCGACTCGATCCACACCAACGGCTGCCGGCCGGAAACGCAGGCGGAATGCCACGACCGCCGGCGTACGGTTGCGCAGGCGATTGCCGAAGTCTCAGGCGGGCAACGCGTGCTCGCGGCGCTCATGGCGGCCGTGTGGCACGGTGAAAGCGGCGGCCGGCGCGACGTTCAAACCGGCCAAGGCAAGCACGCTCGCGGCGACAAGGGTATGTCGTGGGGGGTGTTTCAAAGACTCTTGGGTGCCGGCACGACGTCGCGCGGGTGGTTCGGGCGCGACCTCGTCGGCCTCGACCTGCTGTCGATGCGTCGCGCCGCGGCCACGGCAGGTGGCGATCTCATGCGCGCGCGGTCGTACTGTACGTTCGTCGGGGCGCGCGACCGTGATCGCTGCACTATCAATGTCTACGGAGGCCTCCCGACGTTGGTGTCGAACGACCGTCGCGTGAACGCCAGGCTGCGAGGATTCGCCAAGGCTCTCACCGTTTTCCGCTCAACGAAGGCAGGCCATGTATCGAACCAAGCCCGCTGACGCAGTCGTCCACATGAGCGGCTGGGCGCCGATCGGACGTGTCGAAGTGACGTGCCTCCCCCTTCTGGATTCGGAGCAGACGGACTTGTTCGCACGCTTGTCCTACGCCGATGCGTTGCAGGTGGCCGTCCGGTACGGCGCGCGCCTCGTGTCGGCGGACACTGTTCGAGCCTTGCACGCACAGGCGTTGGAGCTCGTGCCGTTCCTTGGAACGCCAACCGCAGAAACAGACATAGAGCACTACCGCGCGCACGACCAAGATATGTGGCGTCAACTCAAAGCGCGAGGGTGGGACGGGCAGTCGCTGGTGGCGAACTGTGGCAAGCACTGGATCGACGGCGCGCCTGAGGGGCGGAGTCGCTTGATGGGCTGGTGGTCGACCGCGCGCAATACGTGGTGGCAACCCGACGCCGTGGCGCACAACCGCGACCACTTCGACGACGGGACGACGACGATGCTGGAGCGTGACTTGAGCCCGCACGAGACGCCGACACGTGAAACGCCACCGGCGATCACGTCGCCCGGCGATCACTCGTTCGGGGTGGCAACGTGGCAGCAATACCTTAGGGATCAAGGCTATTCACCCGGCCCAATCGACGGCAAGCACGGGCCTATGACCGAGCGCGCAACGGTGGCTTGGCTGAAAGATCGAGGCCTGGAGCGCGGCGACGCGCGAACACCGATCCCAGCGATCCCACCACCTCCGATCGTGCCCCACGACACGGACGAGATGGTGTCTCTGGGCACGGCGCTGCCGTTGATCACGTTCCGCCAGGCCCACGACTACCAGCCGGGCCGGCCGTTCGGACCGCCGGACAAGGTGTTTCTTCATACCGGGGAATGTGCCGAGACCGGGACCGCAGCAGAGGACTTGCAAGCTTGGGCGCGCGGCGACATCAACGCGTCGTGGCACGTCGCGATCGACAATAACTCGATCGCGCGGAGCGTACAGGACGAGGATCGCGCGTGGGCTGTCGGCCAATCCCCGGCGCACGAAAGAGGACTGCACCTGGAGCTCACCGGCCGCGCGCGGCAGAGCGCAGTAGAGTGGGCAGACGCTTACTCTTTGGCGCAACGCGACCTCGCGACGCTGTTCATCGCGCACTGGTGCAAGCGGTGGGAGATTCCAGTGCGCAAGGGATCGTGGTTGGACTTGCGAGAAGGTTTGCCGGGGATCTACGGCCACAGCGACGTCACGCGGGCGTTTCCGGGTACTACGACTCACCAGGATCCTGGCGCGAACTTTCCTTGGGACGCGTACATCGACGGGATCGGGATGAACCTAACGTTGCTCTGAATCTAGGTCACTTGCCCCCCACCTTCTCGAGCGCGGCGAGCAATGGTGCCCACCACTCAGGTTCAAACAGCTCGTCCTCGGTGCGACCACGAGCGTTATACGTTTCCACCAGCGCTTGCGCCGCCTCCCGCAGCGTGGCGAGCTGGGCCCGGGCCTCGTCGCGCTCCGCTTCTAGCTCGTCGATGGCGTCGAGTAACTGATGCACTACCCACACATCGCTGTGAAACATTGAGCGCGTTTTCGCCCGCTCTTCTTTGCTTGGGATGGTCACGGCTTCACCTCTCCGTCGTGCTTGGCGAGCAGGGCGCGAAGTTCGTCGACAACGGCGGCTACGCCGTCGGCCCAGCCATCCTGCCATGTGCCCTTGTCGTAGTGACGACGTGCGGAGCTGACTGCAGCTCGCCTCGCTTCTATCGCTTCGAATATAACCGCGCGCGGCAGACACACGTGAGTCGAGCCTCCGACGATGCGGGCGCGAATGAGTGCATTGTCCACTGGTCGAATTGGATTCAGATGCCACCTACGCCGATGCTCCTGTGCCTGGCGCAACACCTCCGCGTCGCTCTCGCTCGCCGCCACGATGATTGCGGGGGTGGGCTTCGCGGCGGTTTCGTACGTGGCATCGAAAATATCAGGCTTGCACGGATACCTTTCCCCTTGCACACCGGTGATGATCCAATCGCCGGGACTAACGAGGTGGAATCCCTCCAACGTATGCACATGCGGCGCTACGTCGTTCGGGTCTCGCTGCCCAAAGCAAGTGTTTACATCTGGCTTTGTGCACACGCCATCGACGGCCAGTCCTGGCCACCACTGCGTGGCGTCGATTGTGACGGGGCGCTTGCGAAATTTCGTACTAACCGCACGAGACTCAGCGTCGGGCTTTCTGGGCTTCATGGTGTCTCCTCGCCAAGCAGCCGATCGATCTCGGCAGCGACAAGAGCACCGGCCTTCTCGAGCATGCGGATTCGCTGCTTGCGCGTAGGCTGTCTACGTGGGCGCTTGTCTTCCCAGTCACACGGCCAGGGGTCTTCGAAATTGATTCGTTCTCCAGAACCAAACCGACGATAGATCGGCTCGGGCGCCGCATAGCAAACGGCCGCCCATGCGAGATCGCCCTGGGCGTGTTCGTCAGCGTCGTGCTCAGCTGTCCAGCCTTCCTTCTCGACCTGACGTTGGCGCTCGGCGGCAATGCGCTCAGCTCCGTCGCTCGCCGCCACGATGATTGCGGGGGTGGGCTCTGGCGGATCGGGAATCTCGTCCCACGGAATCAGCTCGGCGTCGGGCTTTGCGGGCTTCATGGCCGCTCCAGATGCGCACCGCAACGCGCGTATCCAACGACGCACGCCAACCGACACCGCGCGCCCGAGCGCGTGCGACCCCAACACCGTGGCAGGCGTGCGTAGGCAGCGCGCTTGTGTGCGGCGGGGTGGTGGTACTTGCGCGACGTGCCGCGCCTAATGTTGCGCCGGTTGAGTTCTTGTTCCAAGAGTTCCCACGGCGAAGGTGTGTAGAACACTTCGTGGAGATCGGTCATCGCACCACCACGCTTTCCTCTGTCCACACCCGCACGCCCGGGACCTCGATGCCCTTGTTCACGGCATTGCGGATCGCGATCTCGTCGGGTACGAGGTAGTCGCGCGGGAGCAAATCGAAGTCCACCACCTCCCACCGCTTCGTCCGGCGCGTGTGCGTGCCCGCGGGCATCGACTCCTCGGCCACGCGTGAGAGCGCAGCGTGCGCCTCGACGGGCGTCGCGGCCGCTTGCGCCTCGAGTATTGCAGCGGCGTTGGCTTCAGGCTTCCGAAAGTGGAAGCGCACGAGCTCGTCTTTCAAGCGCTCCTCAGCCGCTTTCAACGCCTCCAACGCCGGCTTAAACCAGCCGTCGACTTCCTTGGCGGCGGCGCGCAGCGGGCCGGTCACGGTCTTGCGCCGGGTGTCGAGCTCCTTGGCCTTGGCTTTCACCCAACGAAGCGCCTCGACGGCCAGGCGCTCGGACTCGGCGTCGTTAACGTGCCAGCTCACGAGCAGCTGGACGTCAGGGGAGGGGGTGAGGTCACCGGCGGCTTTGCGGTAGGGTTCGAGGTTCATGATTTTCTGAGAATTTCCTTGATAAATTCCTGCACCGACACTCCCGCCGCCCGCGCGCGGAGCGCCAGCGCTTCGGCCTCGGGTAGGGACAACTCCACGACGATGATCGTGCGCGTGTGCGTGCCGTCGCGTACCTCGAGGTGGTTCTTGTCCTTGGCCAGTTGGGCTTTGGGGTTGGGCATTATTCTTCTTGTGGTTGTTGCAATTCTTCAATGAAAGCAAGAAGTGGAAAGGCAGGTCTAAACCATTCACGATGCACGCGTGCATCCACGAAACGAGCATGTATTCTTTGCTCTAGTTCAATGCTACCGGGCATATGTGCAAGCAATCGTAGAGGAGTGGGCGCAGCTGTCGAGAGCTGACGCAATCTGGCAGCGATGTTACTCGCAAATCCAATCTTGATATAATCACCACAAGATGTAAAATAAATTCCAGTGCATCTAGGCCACAGTCTTTTAGGTATTTCAGACAACCTGTTAGGGCCTAATGCGAATAGTGGTTTTTTCGCCTCCGTAAGTGTTTTACGTGCCATATCTCTTGCGACAGCTAATCCTATCTGTGGATACCTGCCTAGAGTTTTGCGCTTATGTCCGCCCGGCAGCCGGTAGCGCAGCGTCCAGCTAGCGACGCCAGAAGGACGAATTCGGAGTTTCAACCCGATACAGCCGCCGACATCGATCTCGATATCCTGGCCGGCTTGGTGCGCTGCAACGGCCGCTTTCAACTGCATGGCTGTGATCATCACATCCTCTCCAGGGCCCAGAGGCCTAGGCCGATCGCGTCCAGGCAGTTGTGATCGTCTCCTCCGCGCGGGCGCTTGGGGATAACCACGAGCTCGGCCGCGCTGAGGCACTTCAGCACGCGCTTGTGGTGCACGTCTTTGGGCACGTTGCCTTTCCAAGTCCTGGGCCAAACTTCACGTACCTCGATCCCTTGCACGCGGTAGCGGTGTCGGATCTCGCCGGCGATCATCGCCAGCGTGATCAAGTCGTTGGGATCGCCCTTGCTCACGGGGTAGACGCGCGGCACTTCCAAGACGACGCGCGGCGCCAGGGGCAAGGAGATTACCTCGAACGGCCCGAAGCCTGCCGACACGAGCACGCGTTCGCGGAACGAGGCAAAGCCGGTCACAGTGCCGGGGTCGATGGCTACGAGTCCCAAGGAACCAATTTCCCGTCCTTCACCAGCCGTTTTGCTTTCTTACTCCAGCACCGCGAGAGCAGCACGCCGCCGCCTAGCTTGACCTCCGGAGTCCACGGCTGCGCCGCGTCCAGCACCACGCGCTCCAAGCGTACCGCGGCCTCGTGGGCGTGCGCTTCGGGGCATTCAACCACGAATTCGTCGTGCACGAACAGCACCGTGCGCGTGCCGTAGAGCGGCGAGCTCGGGACGGTGTACTGCTCGCGCGCCAGCGCCCAGCCCGAAGCCTTGGCGGCGTCGGCCGCGAGGCCGGAAAAGAAGGTATTGGCGCAGTCGGTGAACTTCATGCCCGCGCGCAGGCGTCCCGAGCGGAGCTGCGTCACCTGTCCCTCGTATACCGTGTTGATGTATGCGAAGTAAGGATCGGCCTCGGGCCACGCTTCTTTCCAGATCTCTTTCAGGTCGGCCGCGAACTCCTCGGTCATGATCACGTCGTACTGCGTGCGCGCGTGCACGACGAGGCGCCCGGCCCCGAGTCCGCCCGGGAAACCAAAGTCAGCAATCTTCCCTGCTTGGCGCGCTTGACTGACCTCGTGGTCGCCGGCAGCGTAGCGGCGAACGGCGTCGGCGTAGGAGATCCCAACGATGCGCGCGGCCATGTCGCAGTGAGGATCGGCGCCGTCGTTCAACACCGAAGCTAACCGCGACTCGTCCAAGAGGTCGAGGCACGCTTGCGCCCACGTGCACAGCTCGAACGTCTTGAAGTCGAACACGATGAACACGAACCCAGGCCGCGGGGTGATGCACTCGCGCATGCCGTTGAGTCGCGGCAAGTTCTGCAGGTTGCCCTTGCCTTCTTTCTTGTCCCCGCACGCCGTGCGGCCGTTGTCCTGCAGCGACTCCCACCGCGGCTGGAGCAGTGGGTAGCCGTCGTTGTGGAGCAGCGGCACGTTCGCCGTGAGCTCCGTCAGGTGGTGATTGTACGCCGCGAACGTGCGCAGCACCGGATCGGTGGCGTGCTTGCACACGTCGCGGTCGAACTTCACCTGGCCGTCGGGGAAGGTCTTGGAGGGTTCGGTACGCTGCGCCGCGTCGCCGAACTCCGCCACGACGCGGGCGCGGATCGCAGCCATGTCCTTCACGCCGTTCGCGCGCACGAGGCCGGCTGCTTGACACTCTCGACGTGTGCGCTCGACGTCGGCCTCGACGCGAGCACGGAACGCTGCTTTCTTCTGGGGGTCGACGTACACGCCCCAACACCTCATGAGCTGCAACCAAAACGCCGCGCGCGCTTGGCGGAACTGATCCTCGAGAAACCCGTCCACCTCTTGGTCGACGAACACTCGGTGCGTGGCGTCGGCGTCACCCTTAGCGTACGCGATCGCCTCGGCCGGCCACAGTGCCAAGGGCACGGGCCGGAGCTCACCATAGCGTAGGCGGTAGGTATCCTCGCCCTTTTCCAGGCGCAGGCCCAGCCGCCGCTCCGCGACCTCAGCCAACGAGTAGCCGAGGCGCACGAACGTGCCATCGGCCTGGCGGTAGCCGTTGTGCGCGCCGACGGCGAGGTATTGGAGCTTGTCGCGCAGTCGGGTGTCGGTCACTCGATCGGCGTCGTACGCATCGAAGATCGCCGGCAGGAGCTCGGGCCATTCTGCGGCGATGACGGACATGTCGTAGGCGATGTTGTGACCGACGATCGTGGCATTGGAGTGCAGGAGTTCGGTCACCACCTCGCGCGCGTCCTCCAGCACGTGGTGCAAGCGCACCCCCCCGTTCGCGAGACTGACGCACGTCAGGGGGGGCGCTTGCAAGCCACGCTGGATCAGGGCCGTTTCTGTGTCCAGCGCGACGGCGGTCACTTTTCGTGACCCTTACGGACAGCATTGGCAAGATCCTGCACTGCTTCGGCAAGTTGCCGAATGCTGTTTCGTGTAGTTTGAAATTCTTCAAAAAGCCAAATACGGAGATCTTTGATTTCATCGTAAAGGCCGAGAAGAACAAAAAGATCTTCTGCGATCATTTCGTATTGTTTTCGCGTCATGCCGCAGGACTCCACGTGTGCCGACGGAACTGCTTACCCGACTCCTTGGCCGTGATCTCTTCCACGATCACGTGCACGTTCTGCCCGATGAGCACGTTCTGATCGGGATCGTCCTCGTGCTCCACACTCTCATCGATCGCCTCTTGGAGTGCGTGCTTGCGCTTCTCCAGTGCGTCCTCGTCGTCGCTCGCGATGCCGCAGCACGCGGCCGCAAAGGCCTTGAGCGAACCCGGAGCAACGACGCTGGAGCCGCCGTCGAGCGCCTGGCGCCACGAAAACGTCTTGCCTGCCGGCGCGGCATCGGGCTTGTTGCTGTTCACCACTTCGAACTCGACGATGTAAGCGCGTCCGTAGCGCTGCCCCTGGTGGTAGAACGTGCGGGTGATCCGGACGTCACCCTCGAACCCGTCAGGCAGTTTCGGGTTGCGGCCGAAGATCTGAGCGTTCGCGACATTGATACCCATACCCATGACAATGACTCCTTGTTTACGTCCAACGTGGACCGTTACCTGTTATAGCAAACTCATAGTCAGCGAGCAACAACTTTTGCTGCGCGCCGGTCGTTTGGCGAACGTAGGTCGCCTCGCGGTGCGACTTCCAGAACGCGTCGTGGTGCTCGCGGCAGGCGATCAGCGTCTCAAACACCACCTCGTCGGCATCCTGCCCCGCGCGGTGCGTGCGGCCCATGAGCTGTTCTGAGCGCTTGTTGCCGCCAGGCCAGCCTAGAACGAGGTTCCGGCTCCAGCGCTGCAGGTTCCTGCCCTCGCTCTGGGAGTGCCACGACAAGACCGCACGCGTCAGTGGCTCGCCCCCGCCTGCACCGTGGTAGGGGTATCCGGCCTGCTCGGCCGCAGCCTCGCCGAACGCCACCGAGTCCGTCCACACGAAGCCGTTCGTGCGCATCAACCACCGAGACGTGAAGTCCAGGACGGACGGACACAACCATACAGGGGTGGGATTCGGCTCGAACGACGCGCGCACCGCTTCCCAGACCACGAGCTCGGGCGCGTCGGGGTGGGCTAGCTTCACCTGCTTCTCAGTGTCGAGCGTCCGGCTGTGGCTCAGCACCTTGCGCACGAACGCGCCCCACTCGGCGCGCGCGCGGAGCCAGCTCTTGGGCGGCGCGGGATCCCATCGGGAGAAAAAGCCGAGCGCCAACTGTCTGGCGGCGCGGTAGACTTCCAGGACGTCCACGAGCGGCGAGCCGTCCGGCAGTTCCCACAAGGTGCGCAACCTGTGGAAGGCGTCGTCGATCACCCGGCTGGGTGGCGGTTCGACGGCCGTCACGCGGATCGACGCCGAGCAGCCCTGCGCGGCCGTCGAGGCTACGACGCCGGGCGTTTCGACGAGCCGACGCTGGAACGTCTCCCGCGCCTCGGCGCGCGTAGCAGCGGGCCCTAGGACGGCGAGCGCACCGGGGGCGACCTGCCGGCCGTCGGCCTCGTCAAGCGCCGCGGCCCAGCACTCGAGGTCGCGCCACACGAGGGGGACAGGGGAGCGCTCACCGAGGCACCACGCACAGAGGTGGGCGTAGTCGTGGAGCGAGCGGGTAGTCATGGTACCACTGAGGCACACCACGATGGTGTTTGGGTGAGCGGTCAGGTAACGACGCAGGCGCTTGGCACACGCCGCGTCCTTGAAGTTCTTGGCGCGGTGGGCCTCGTCTAGGATGAGCAGGTCAGGCTTCAGGGACTCGAGTTTCGTCGCGCCCTGGACCACGCTGAGCGCTTGGTAGGTCACGACCGGCAGCGGTGGCAAGGTCCAAGCCTTGGCGTAGCGCTCGCGGTCGCGCGCGGTCTTGCCCTGGAGCTCGCCGGGGATGACCAGCAGCGGCCGTTTCGCGTTGGTAACACTCGGGGCGAGGAACGCTATGAGCGTTTTCCCCTCCCCAACCCCAAGCGGCGCGAACAGGCCGCCGACGGTGCCCAACCCAAAGAGCGCGACGGCCTGGAGCGGGAACAGCCGGGCGTCAGGGCTGCGCGCGAACAGCGCTTCGAACCGCCGGCAGAGGTCGGCGGCCTCCGCGTCCGACCACGTGCGGCGCGGGAGCGCCTCGACGCGCCGGAGCTCTTGAGTGAGCCGGGGCGCGCCGAGGGTCTGGGGAGAGAAGATCATCAGGCCACGAGGACGGCCAAGGCCTCGACCACGCGCCGGCGCGCGGGGGGGTCGAGGGTCTCGAGGGCGGCGCTACACTCCCATAACGCGCCCAGCTCGGGGCTCATGGCAGCACGAGTAGAGGACATGTGAACGGCTGGTGCTTCGTGCCGCCGCGGCTCGGGGGGCGGACTCGAGGCCACCACCTCATCGGATACCGGAGCCGCGGCCTTCGGCGGCCGCCCGCGTTTCTTAGGGGCCGGCGGGGGCTCGGCCGGTGCTTCCACCGCCACCGAGAGAGGCACTTCCAACGGTGGCGGATTGATCACCGGGGTGGCGTTGATGGGGTGTACGGTCGCGCCTTGCTGCCGAGCACGCATCTCCGCGAAGAAGTTATCTTTTTCTGAATTCTGACTCATGATAGATCTCATCTTTTCTTTGGGTGACAGGTTACACTGACTCTGGAATGGACAGCCGCCGTACGCCTCGCACGCGTCCGCCGAGTAGGGCAGGTCCAGCGCGCGCATGGTGGAAGGAATCAGCGCCAGCGATCGCGCGGTGTGGGCTGTGAGCGCCAGGCGTTCGGCGATGTCGGCGCGCGTGACCACGGCGCTCGACGGTGCGACTTGCCGGCTCCCACGCTTGGCGTAGGTCCACTGTAGGCCAACGCGTTCCACGTGAAACAATGTCATCACGGCGTGGGCATAGAGCGAGGCCTGCACATCGCCGTGAAGTTCATCACTCGGAATGGCGTAGTGAAGGTTACCCGTGAACTTGTGATCGTAAACCCTCAGAGGATCGGAGGTGGTGTTGAGCGCGTCGATGTAGCCGACGAACGGGATCCCCTCGAGTTCGAAGTCCAGGCGCTGCTCCACCCGTAGACCGGGCGTCCCGGGCGGGGGGAGGAACTTCACGAGCGCTTGGACGTGGGGCAGCGCCGGCACGACGCCGGTCGAGAGCCACCGTTCGGCCTCGGCGTGGGCGTCGATGCTGGCTTGGGCAAAGCGGTTGGGGACCTTCGGGATCTTGTCCAGCCGCGGCCACGCCCAGCGCCGGAGGCAGAGCTCGGCGGTAGAGATTTGGGTGGCGGAGCGGCGGATCATGAAGCGACTTCGTGGGGCGACTCTTCTAAATCTTTCGGGGCAAGCAACGAAGCATGTACCGATTTCAACCCTTCGAGAATTTCAGTGAACCGAGATTTATTGTTGACTGTCAAGTTTTTGAACTTGATGATGTCTGCCTCTTTCTGTGCGCTAATGTAAGCAGAACGGACGCGAAGACGGGAGCGTTCCAATCCCTCAGTGAGCTTGTCGTTGTCGTTGAAGGAAGCACGCCATCCCAAAGTTCGATGGGTAATTAAGGTGTGATTGAAGCACTTCATGAGGTTTTCACGTACAGAGGACCCACGGCTTTTCCAGGCACGGAGTTCTTCTGTTGACAACTTAGATCGCCTCACTCCTACCACAGCTCGATAGATCTGCTCTACTCCCAAGAACTCGCCTCGAAAGTGTCGTGCACCCCAAGCCAATAGATCTGCGATCTTTTTCGGGACACTTGCTGACGACTCTCTACTCGGCTTCCACTTTCCCGCTCTGATAGCTTTCTCGAACGCGTTCATTTCATTTTCTCCTGTTGCAATTCCAACAGCAAGATCATACCTGCTGTCAATTTTTCTACAGCGTTTCTGAGTTGGGCCAGCTCATTTAAAATTCGAGTTTCGTCTATTGGAAGCTCTGAAGAACTTTCCGATAGAATATTAGCAAATACTGCGTCAAATGCCGGATCGTCAAATACAGGACGACACTCCTCAACGCTCGCATCCCTTCCAGCGGCTATCAAATCGAGTACTCGAATAATTACGTGATCTGGGAGACCATTACATTTCATCCGTCTAAGAGCTGTCCTCATCTCTGAAAGACGCAGTTTCGCCATTCTCCGATCGCCTTCACACCCTTCCAACTTGAACTCTTCAGGCCTCCCACATCCTGACGGCAGTATTCGAAACACAGCTCTAAAAGACACACCTTGACGATTGGACTCGGCAGACCAGACTTCTCTCAATTTCCCGTGAAGTGTAGATCCTAAATCTGTCCTGAACTTCTCGCCCGGTAGGCGCCCAGCTCTGAACTGCCCGTTCATACTTTATTCATTTATCCCGCCTTTTCTCACCTGTCAAACTTTTTCTTGCGTCTGTGTTTTTCTTGGTGTACCACCTCGGTATGGCCGAAGAGCACGAACCCCGGTACGTCAGCACCAACCTCGACGAAGACGACTCGCGCAAGCTTGACGAGATCTGCGAGCTGGAACGCCTGCGAATAGCGGACGTCCTGCGCAGGGCGCTGAGGCACTACCACAAGCACCTTACCCGCCAAGCTGACGTCGCGTAGCACCATGGCCATACCAGCCGGTGATACGCTCACCTTTCTTCGGTGCAGCGACGGCCACGTCGCTACTAAAACCATCCGGCCCGACGGCGTGGTTGACTTCAGCGCCGGGATGTGGTTCGCGGTCGCAGTCGTGCCGGTCGACGGCGTGCGCGAGCTCGGCGCCGTGCTGACGGAAGCGACCTCAGCGTCTGACTGTTTCCTCGTCCGCGGCGAACCGTTGCCCGACACCGACCCCGAGCGCACCCGGCGCCTGGGACCAAAGAACAAGACGCCACGCTTCCACGAGAACGGCGGCCGGCGGTGGTTGTGGTTGGACTTCGACAAGGCCCAACTCTCGCGCGCCGTCGACCTCGCGACGGAGCCCGCGGAGGCGGCGCGCTTGCTGGTGGTCGAACACCTTCCGCGCGAGTTCCACGGCGTGACGTGTTGGTGGCAACTCTCCTCGTCCGCCGGCCTGAGCGGGACGATAACTAACCGCCCGCGCATGCACATCGCTTTCTGGCTCGACCGGCTAGTGACGGATGCGGAGATCAAGAAGTGGGCGAAGCACCTGCCGATCGATCGCGCGCTCTACAACCCTGTTCAACCTCACTTCACGGCCGCGCCGATCTTCGATGGCGTCGCCGACCCCCTGCCGGTGCGCTGCGGCCTCTTGGAAGGCGCCCGCGATGAGGTGACGTTTCCCTATGAGTCGCGGCTAGCTGAGCGCCTGGCGCGTATGGGCGACGACGGCGACGGGTTCCACGACTCGCTACTGCGTTCGTCGTTCGAATACTACCGCAGCGGCGGCCGTGACGATGAGGCCTTGAAGGAGCTCCTACGCTCGACCATCGCCGGCGCGTTCAAGGCCGAAGGGCGTGACGTCTCGCGCTACGAGTCAGACGCTTATCTCGACCAACTCTTGGAAGGCGGCAAACAGAAGCTCGGTCTCGGGATCGGCGACACCATCCAGCTCGGGGAAGACGTCCACCGCGTGGTGAACGAAGCCATTGGCGCGCTGGCGGAGAAAGATCACAATCTCTACCAGCGCAACGGCCGGCTGGTGCGCATCCTACACGCTGAGGCCGACGAGCTCGTGGCGGTCGGCACGCCGCAGATTGGGGAGATCTCGGCGGCGACCCTGGTGGAACGCCTGACAGCGGCTGCGCACTTCGAACGCTGGGATGATCGCCTGAAGGGCGGCGGGGGGTGGAAGCGCGTCGTCCCGCCCGACCGCGTGGTCAAGGCCGTCGCCGAGCGCGGCGACTATCGCGGTGTCCGCCCGCTATCGGGGTTGGCTGAGACCCCGACGCTCCGACCCGACGGCTCGCTCGTGTTCTTGCCCGGCTACGACCCGGCGACGGGGTACTACCTCACCATGGCCGGCGGGCGGTATGCGGTGGACGACGCCCCCGGACTCGAGGCCGCGCGCGACGCGCTCTGGACGCTGCGCTACGTGTGGTCGGAGTTTCCCTTCAAGACCGAGGCCGAGCGCGCCGTAGCCTACGCGGCCGTGATGACCGTCGTGGGCCGCGCGGCGTTCGAGAATGTCCCACTCTTTGCATTCGACGCCGCGAGGCGGAAACAGGGCAAGACGCTCTGCGCCGAGGCGGTGTCGCTCATCGCCACCGGACGCGTGGTGTTCAAGGCCTCCTGGCCTACGTCCGATGAGGAATTGGAAAAGGTGCTCGCAGCGCACGCCCGGCGTGGCACCGCGCTCATCGGGTTCGACAACGTGCCAGTCGGCCGGGCCGTGAAGGGCGACGCACTCGATCGGTGCTTGACGTGCTCGGGGGCCGTGTCGCTCCGGGTGCTCGGGGCGTCACGCATCGAAGAGCACGCGTGGACGGCTACGATGCTCGTAGGAGGCAATCAGCTAGCCATCGGGGGCGACACCGTCCGCCGGGCTTGTCTCGCGCGATTGGCAGCCGAGAGCAACGGCACGGCGAAAGAATACCGCGAGCCACAGCTCATGGCGTATTGTAGGAGGGAGAGGCCCCGGCTCGTGGCTGCGGCGTTGACATTGATGCGTGCCTATGCATTGGCCGGTTGCCCGGATCAAAAGCTCGGCCGGCGCTCGATGTTCGACCGATGGGTGGAGCTCGTGGCCGGATCGATCGCTTGGGCCAGCGGCGTCAACGTGCTGGAGGCGTGGCCGGAAGGCGGCGAGACAGAGGACGACGGGCTGGACGCTCTGCTCGTTCTACTTCGGTGGTGGGGCGAGACGTTCCCGGCCGGGGCGACCGTCCGTCAAGCTCTGGACGCGCTGGAGGACAAGGCTCCCGCGGGAGTTGTACGGAAGCTAGAAGTGATGGCCGCTGTCAAGGAGCTCCTAGGCCTGAGGGGTGTGGATAAGGTGGAGGCGAAACTCCTCGGGGGGTGCTTGCGAGATAAAAGAGAGTGGTGGATCGAAGGCATGTGCTTCGATCGCAAACGTGACGAGAAGCGAGGCGCAAAGTGGTTCGTGAGGAATCAATAATATTCCAAGTACTGGAAAAGACGTGGTGGGTATGGGGGGGTTGTGGGGTGTCCGCACCCTCGCCTATAGTAATTGTCAGAATGACAACTGCTTAGTAGGAGGGTAGGAACACCCCACAACACCCCCATGCCGCCCCCCGCCGACAATCGCCCGATGATGGGGCACGAGGCCTATGGCCCGCCCCCATCCACCTACACGCCGGAGCGCCCGTGGGACCGCCAGCCGTGTGACACCCACGTCCGCTGGGCGGCGTTTCAGGAGTACCTCACGATGCACGTCCCCCGCGCCGTCCTACTCTTGCCGTGTGTGCAAGCACACGAGGTGGACGCTACCGAGGTCCTGCGGTGGGAGCGCGAGGACGGTTGGCGCGAGCGTGCCTCGATGTGGGAAGCGTGGGTGCGCTCACCACAAGGCCGTCTCGAGGTGGCGCAGGAGCTCTTAGGTCGGCTGCTCGTGGAGCACCTGCAGCGTGCGCGCGCCGGCAAGGGCTTGCCCGAGCTCCGGGACGTAACGAACCTCTTGAAGGCTGTGGAGGCTTTGCAGGCCGTGGAGTCGGATAACGACAAAGCCCCCGACGGCGCGCTCGAGCGCCTCATGGCGCGCCTGGACGCGCTCGGGCGGGGGTGAGGGGTGAGGTCCGGGGCGTCGGACGCGTTGCGAGGCTTTGGGTGTGAAGTTGTCGTTGGTAACATGAAGAGGAATGGTAGCCGGCTGAGGCCAGTAGAAAAAATGGTAGCCGGCTGAGGCCAGTAGAAAAAATGGTAGCCGTGGATCTATTAAAGTTCACATCTAACGCTTGACGTCCTATGATAGCTGTGTCACAGTTCCTGTATGAGCTACGACGCCTGGCGTACCGCCACCCCCGACTACTACGACGAACCTACTACGGCCGAGGCCGTGTGCGATTCGTGCCACGAGTCGTTCGACTTCGTGCCCGAGCTCGATGCGGACGAGGACGGCCTGCACGCGCTGCCCGCGCCCGACTTGTGCCAGGACTGCGAAGGGCTCGTGATCAAGGCGTGCGGCTGCGGCCGCCGGTACACGGCCGTCCAGTGGTCGCGTCTCGAGTTCGGGTTCTATATGCACGACGAGGTTGACGGCTTGTGTGAGTTCAGGACGTGCCCGTGCCGGTCGACGTTGGGGATTGTGGTGGGTTGAACGAGATCCAATCATCTTTAATTTGACGATTGCCTGTGACAGCCGTATTATAGGGATATGAAGATGACGAAGTGGATCAACGAAGAAACCCCCCCGATGTCCAACAGGGACATCTACCGGGAAATCTTCTCGGCGCGTCCGGCGCGTCGTGACGAGCTCTACCAAGAGCTCCACCGCCGCAAGGCGGCGCGAGAGCGCCTTGCGCGCCTGGAACGCCAGGCATAACCACCCAGCCCCAGAGCGAAAGCCTGGGGCTTTCGGGGTATATGCTTCCACACATCTGGCTCTCCAGCGACGGCAAGATCAAGCGCTGGGCCGACATGCCCACCTCCTACGTCCGGAACGTCGCGACCAAACTCGAGCGCCTCTTGCGTGCCGAGTGCGTCCGCACGCGCAAGTCGTTCGAGCGCCTGATGACCGACAACACCTACGGCTGGTCGCGGCTGCGCGCGCCGGCCTTGTATTTGCGCGCGGCGCGGGAAGAACTGGAACGGAGGACGGCGTGAAGATCACGGATGTCTGTGTTGGTGGTGTATACGAGACACGAATCTCAGGCGAGCTCGTTCGTGTGCGCGTGCTCGCGATCGAGGCGTGGGCCGGTGCGTTTGGGGTGTACGGTCGTAGGGTGCGCCGTTGCCGGCTTGCACGGTGCGACAACGATCGAGTGTTACCTAAGCTGCGAACCCCGAGCGCGTTGAGAGAGATACGTGACCTTCGCTGAACTCTTAGCCGACGCGTGCGAGCGCCTCAACGTTTCCCAAAGCGAGCTCGCGCGCCGGTACGGCTGCGACCCGAGCATGGTCAATCAGCTGTTGACGGGCAAGACCGCCACGAAGTTGGGCATGCACGAGCACACGTTCAAGGACTTCGCCCACGCGCTCGGATTGGACGTGCGGGTGGAGCTGGTGAGGAAACGATGAGCCGATGCGTCGCATGCGAGGGCACGGGTAAGGCCAGCAAGGGCGGGCCGTGCGTGCCGTGCCACGGCCAAGGCAAGACCGGCAACGGTTTGGTGCAGCACTCGAGCGCGACGCCGGAGCACTACACACCCAACGAGATCGTAACGTTGTCACGCATCGTGCTCGGTGGGATCGACCTCGACCCCGCTTCCTGTCCTCTTGCCCAAGAGGTGGTGCGCGCCTCGACTTGGTATGGGCCGGGGTCGCCGCACGGTGAGGACGGGCTCGCGCAGGCGTGGCAGGGGCGAGTGTTTCTCAACCCGCCGGGTGGCCGTGTGCCGGAGCTGTACCAAGGCCTTGGTACGAACTCGAACGCAGCATTTTGGTGGGGCGTGCTTGCGAGCCAATATCCGACGCGTGTGACGTCGGCGATCTTCGTCGGGTTCACGCTCGAGATCCTCCGGTCGGCACAGGCGCTGGACGTGCCGCAGCCGTTGGACTTCCCACTGTGTGTCCCGCGCCGTCGTATTGCGTTCGACACTGAGCGCGCCGGGGTGCGCGTGCCGAGCTCGTCACCCACGCACGCGAACGTGATTGTGTTCCTGCCACCGGTCGTGGGGCGCGCGCAAGCAGTTGCAGCGTTCGCCTCCGCGTTCGGGCAATTGGGCAGGTGCCGGCCATGACCACGATTGAACTCGAGTTGCTCCGTCGCAAACGCCACGCCAAGGTCGAGGCGCGCAAGGCCTGTGAGGACTTCCTAGGGTGCGCCGTCGAGTCGGCGCGGGAACTCGAGTTGTCGTGGCAGGAATTTCTGGCGTTGGCCGTCGAGGCCTGGCGCACGAAAGAGTTCTAAAGTTTGGTCTGTGTCAGCCGTATAACATGGGTATGAACGCGACGAAGCCTCCGAGCCACACGCCTCCTTGCCAAGCGATCTGGACGCCCCTGGTCCTGCGCAGCGACATCGAAGCGAAGCGCGCCGAGGAAGCCCGTCGCCTTGCCAAGGAGTTGCTGTCGTGAAAGCGTTGAAGGTGTTGGGTGTGGTGGTGTTCGCGCTGGTGGCGTGTGCCGCGGCTTTCGTGTGCGTGTCGCTGGCCCCGATGGGAATCCGCGCGGGCGTCGGCGCGCTCGTGGGCGTGCTGGTGTTTGGTTCCGTCAAGCTCTTGCAGGTGAAGTCATGAAAGCGTTGAAAGTAATTGCAATTGTTCTGCTCGCGTTGGTGTCTTGTGTGGCCTACATGGCCGTACCGTCGCTGGTCCCCAGCAAGCTTGTGTTTCACGCGTACGTGTTGTTCGGGTGCGTGATGCTCGGCTTCGGCCTTGGTATCCAGCGCTTGCAGGTGAAGTCATGAAAGCGTTGTGGATTGCAGTCGCTGTCGGTCAGGTCATCATCATGGCCGCCCTGCTCTTGTCACTCGCTGGGTGCGAGACCGCGAGCTACCCGGGCGAACCGGGCCTCGACGGGGAGGACGGCGCGCCCGGGCTTCCTGGTGAGGATGGTGACCCCGGCGCGACCGTCGTGGTCAAGCCTAGCCGAGAGTGGACTTCCGCGCCGTGCGACAACTGGGACGCCAGCACGAGTACGTGGTGGGCGCACGTCGATCTCCCCGGCCTGAGCATGGATCACGTCTTCGGCACGCAGGCGCGGATCGTCCACACCGTGAACCACTACCATCACGAAAACGTGACCGTGCTGCGTGACGGCACCGGCGTCCGGCTGCTCGTGTGGTGCGGCGTAGAGCATGGCTTGACTGCGGACTTCCTGCTCCCGTAGACTTCGCTCATGAGCCAAGCCTCCGACGTTGCCGCGCGGCGTGCCGACCGCGCAACCGCTTCGTTGTTGGAGGCTGTCGGCCCTGGGACTTTGGATGTGGGAGACGTGCTTGGGCCCGCGAGTGCGAACGACAACCGCGTCGCGCGCTTCGATGGTGCGTCAGGCAAGCTCTTGCAAAACTCGGTCGCGGCGCTTGACGATTCTGGTAACG